AAAAAAGTTAGTTTTTTTTGCAAAAAAGTGTGTACAACCGATTCTGGTTGTGGTATAATGGTTACATAAATTGATGGAGAGATCAACATGAAACAAGTAATCAAAACAGTAGTAGTCGTATCAGCGGTCACAGCCGGTCTTTTTGTAGGTATTGACCTTGCAATGAGCACACCTGATGTGCTCGTTTCTTATTCAACTAACACATGTACTCAAGTAATTAACTACGAAGGGATCTTATTCCCAGCGGGTAATTACGACTGTGAGAATCTTCCTGAGAAATATAATCACATTTATGTAAAATAACTGTGTACAAACGATTCTAACTGTGGTATAATATACCTATTAATAATGTGATGGAGAGACTATATTATGAATACTGTGAAACTCGCAAGTGAACTTGCTACCCGTTTTCCCGATACAAACGAATTTTACCCTAAAACGGTAACGGCAGTTGCCCGCGAACTAGGTATTAAAGATAGTGAGTCTTATCGATTCACTACATCTCAGCCTAAGGTTCGCCGTGGTCTTTATAACCTAGAAGCTCAGCTACTGCCATTCCGTAGTAAACAAGAGGCTCCTCAAATGAGTGGCGGCGTTGCTTCTATTGTAAACGACGAAGTATTTGTACCTGATGCAGATCCTACGTATGTTCCGTGGGGACACTTTAAAGATGTTGAATCGATTATTCGGTCAGGCATCTTTTACCCGACTTACGTTTCCGGCCTATCTGGAAACGGTAAGACTTTGATGATTGAGCAGGCCTGCGCCCGCTTGGGTCGTGAATATGTACGCGTTCAAATTACTCCTGAAACAGATGAGGATGATTTGATCGGCGGTTTCCGCCTTATTAATGGTGAGACTGTATTCAATAAAGGCCCGGTCATCAAGGCGATGGAGCGGGGCGCGATTCTCTTGATTGATGAGATTGATCGTGGCTCAAATAAAATCATGTCCCTCCAAGGTGTAATGGAAGGGAAGCCAGTGTTGATTAAGAAAACTGGTGAGATGGTCCGCCCCGCTCCGGGCTTCAACATCTTTGCTACTGCAAACACTAAAGGTCAAGGTTCTGACGATGGTAAGTTCATCGCAGCTACTATCATTGATGAAGCTTTCCTTGAGCGTTTCACTATTACTATGGAACAGCCATACGCTGCACTTGCAACTGAACGCAAGATCTTGATGAAGCATATGGAGAAGTTCGGTAAAGTTGACAAAGATTTTGCTGCCAACTTGGTTGTTTGGAGTGAAACAATCCGTAAGACATTTGAAGATGGAGGTGTTGATGAGGTTATATCTACTCGTCGTCTCTGCCACATCGTTCAGTCTTACTCTATCTTTGACAACAAGATGAAAGCACTTGAGTTGTGTATCTCACGCTTTGATACCGATACAAAAGAAGCTTTTCTTGATTTATATACTAAGGTTGATGCTGATGCTGCTCAACCTGCTGCCTACTACTCAGGAGAGGAGACACCGCGTGACGAATACCAGTTCTAATGGAATGAAATTTGATGACACAAAACCTGACTACAGTCTTATGCCCTTCGGGGCACTTGACGAAGTAGTCAAGGTTCTGACATACGGAGCAAATAAATATGATCGCTTTAACTGGGAAAAGGTTGAGCGCCATCGTTATGAGGCTGCAGCAATGCGCCACATTTCTGCATACATGCAGGGTGAGATACACGATGATGAGACTGGTATTAACCACACAGCTCATGCGATCTGCAATCTTCTTTTCCTACTTGAGTTTGATAATAAAAGTGAAAAAAAAGATAAAAAGGCTATGTACAATGGAGATGAACTGATATATAATACCACATATCAGTCAATAAACTTTGCTACTCCCGAAGAGTGGAATCAGGCTTATCAAAATGTTAATGTGACAGTGAATGGAATGAATTATGAAACTAAGTAATGACACACAATCTGTATTGAAAAACTTTGCTGGCATCAACAGCAACATCGTTATCAATACAGGATCTGAATTAAAAACAATCTCAGAAGCCAAGAATATTCTTGCAAAAGCTTCTGTATCTGAATCGTTTGATACCTCCTTTGGTATCTACGATCTCAACGAGTTCCTCGGCGTGGTAGGCATGTTCGATGATCCGGAACTTAACGTAGCAGACGACGCTCTCTCCCTCAAAATCTCTCAAGGTCGTCGCGCAGTTAAGTACTTTTTTAGTGCTCCGGATATTCTGACCTCTCCATCGAAAGACATCGTCATGCCATCCGCCGAGGTAACCTTTACTCTGACTCAGGATGATATGGGCCAGCTTCGAAAAGCTGCTGGCGCCTTGGGTGTAACAGATGTAGTGGTTACGAAATCCGCCGGTGACTCTGGTCTTACGATCAAAGTAACTGATGTGAAGGATTCTACTTCGAATACGTTTGATATCGAAGTAGATGCCAAAGAAGTTGTAGATGATGCATTCAAATTCATCTTTAATATTAACAACTTTAAGTTTGTGGGTGGGGATTACGAGGTTGTTATCTCTAAACGTCTCATCTCACATTTTAAAAACCTCAATATTCCAGTCGAGTATTGGGTAGCTCTCGAGAAAAACTCAACCTATGGAGAATAAAATGACTGAAGCAACAGAAACTCAGGGTGCGGAAGAAGCACAGGCGCCTCAATTGGGCCTAGGCGATCTGGCTGCGGTAATTCAAATCATCGACGTTTGTTCAAAACGTGGCGCATTTGAAGGTACTGAGCTAGAATCGGTTGGTGCAGTTCGTGGTCGTATCGCAACTTTTGTACAAGCCAATGCGCCGAAGCAGGAAGAACCTGCTGAAGCCGCTGAAGCCCCTGCTGAAGAAACCGAGTAAATCGGATAAGTGTGATGACTTAATACATCCACGAGGGCCGACGGTTAGCCCTCATCTTTTCCCTGTTAGCTCAGTTGGTAGAGCATCTGACTGTTAATCAGGTTGTCGCTGGTTCGAGCCCAGCACAGGGAGCCAACTATTTTTATACTATGAGGAATACATAATGCTGTCTAACCCTGCTGATCGTGAAAAACTTCTTGCTTCCATCAAAGAAATGTCTAATTCAATGACACGAGTTGATGCCGAAAAAGATTTCCAAAAAGACGTGATTGATAAAGTAAATGACGATCTTGGCCTTGAAAAGAAATATGTGCGTAAGCTGGCAAGTATCTACCATCGTCAAAACTTTACTACAGTGCAGCAAGAGCAAGAAGAGCTTGTTGAATTGTACGAAGCGATCACAGCAAAGGGATAATAGGTTAAACAAAGTACCAAGCCCAAGCACGGTGATGAGCCGATAAGACTTGGTTGACTAACTTTGTTTTCACATACACTGTGAACAATGGAGGAAGACGGTTCGATTCCGTTGGTGAGGTGGCCCTCAGTCGCCGCCGGGCATCCGCAGTTCGAGTCTGCAAGCAGTGTACCAAGAATTCCCGCCTCATTAGTCTTAGACTGGAGGGTAATAGGTTCACCGTATGGGGACCCGGGAACACATTCAAACGGGCCGGCGCTGGATGGTAAGGCACTCCGCTATATAATGCCCAATTGTGGGAATTGTACGAAGCGATCACAGCAAAAGCTTAACGGAGATTAGCGCAGTCTGGTAGCGCATCTGCTTTGGGAGCAGAGGGTCGTAGGTTCGAGTCCTACATCTCCGACCAATAGCCAAGGTCCTAGACGTTGTGAAGCTACAGGCTTTGTATGTAGTGAGAAAGCTAGGAGACCTGTCAGTAGGGTCTAAACTGACACTTAATAATTAGTCCACTGTTACCCATATACAGCTTCGTGCTGGGGAGCATAACAGGAACGGTGAATGTTTACACTGTGAGGCAGGTTGATCGCTGCCAAGGGAATTAGGGACTTAGGACAACCTTAACCGGCTCTCCTTTGGTGTATAGCCACTTTATCCTGCCTATACTATGCACCTATAGCTCAGTTGGTTAGAGCACTGCGCTCATAACGCATTTGTCCTTGGTTCGAGTCCAAGTTGGTGCACCAAAATAAGGAAGTGTGGCCGAGTGGTTTAAGGCTCTAGTCTTGAAAACTAGCGTAGGGGAAACTCTACCCAGGGTTCGAATCCCTGCGCTTCCGCCAATAGCCAAGGTCCTAGACGTTGTGAAGCTACAGGCTTTGTATGTAGTGAGAAAGCTAGGAGACCTGTCAGTAGGGAGAAACTGGCACCTATTTGCGGGTAAGCACACGGGTTGTGTCGCCGGCCTTCCAAGCCGTGCTGAGTGGGGTTCGAATCCCCCTATCCGCTCCAGAATTCTAACGGTGTGTCTGGGAACGAGGCATTCACTTTACGATCAATAACGTTGCTGGTAAAACCGATAAATTCCTCCTCAGGATTTGCAACAAGATCGACGTTAGGATTAAATCCCATAAGTGTTTGGGTGTGATAAATAAGGTTAGATTGTGCGAGACTTATCACTGGTAGTAACAATCTATCTCCATATTGGCTGTCGGTATGGAAAGAAATCAAAACGTCTAGTCACGGATACACTACGATAACTCGTTATATCCACTCTGGGCCCGGAGAACGCTAAAGGATGAACTTAGTGTATCTTTGACTGGGCGTTAGGGCAGCCCATTTATATAAGCACACTAGGTTTTAGTGCAGCGTCAACTGTATTAACACTGAAAAGACCAAGAGCAAAAGCTTTGACGAGCTTTGATAATACGCTGTGTGTGGTAGCACAGAGATCCGGGTGTTGCTTGACCGGCTTGGCGTGAGCCATGTAGTATAAGGGTCTGTGTGTTTTTATAAATGATATTGCCGCTATAGCTCAGCTGGTAGAGCGCCTGATTTGTAATCAGGATGTCCGGGGTTCAAGTCCTCGTGGCGGCACCATATAAGGTCTGTTCGTATAAGCGTCTAGGGCTGCAACCCGTTAACGGGGGTTCGATTCCCCCACAGACCGCCAAAATATGTCAGCGCAGGTTTGCTAGCAGCACAGACACGACTAGGCGTCACGAGTCGCCGCTGTGGTGAGGTTCGATTCCTCAGCTTGACTCCATGGGTCTGCGTCGAATTGTGATTGCCATACTTGCTGGAAACACCTCAAATGAAACTGAGTCAGCCTGGTTTCCGCCAAGTATCATGTACATTTCTTTGTTATTAACCATAACGGTTTTTACATAGAATCCTACATGCCCTTGCCATCCTTGGTTACCACGTGGGAATACGATGATGTCTCCTCTTTCAGGATTTTGTACACTGTATCCCCAGCTGGTAAAGCTCCTTGCAGTAAGAGGGTAATCGCTAACCGACTCTGATCCTGGAATATCGTTTTCTTCTAGGACTGAATTAACAAATGCTGCACACCACTCGTAATAAAAGGGATCTACGCCAAGGAATGATTTCAGTTCTTGGCGATTATCCGTTTCATTTAAGCCTAATCTAACTGCAGCTGAATATACCACACCATCCATAGGTCCTATTGAATCTACGGGTTGTGCCTTTGAACAAGCACCTAAAAATATGGTCATGAGCAGTATTTTTTTCATATTCTTATTTATAGAGGTGTACAAGTGTTCCATTATAGTGTATAATGGAACTATATTAAATTATGGAGAACGTGAATGTCTGAATTTCTATGGGTAGAAAAGTACCGCCCTCGCACTATCGATCAGTGTGTACTTCCCAAGTCTTTGACTAAAACCTTTACCGATATCGCTAAGTCTGGTGAACTGCCAAACATGATGTTTAGTGGTACCGCTGGTGTCGGTAAGACTACGGTTGCCAAAGCCCTATGCAATATGCTCGAGCTTGATTATATCGTGGTCAACGGTTCCGAAGAAGGTAATATTGATACCCTACGTGGTAAGATTAAACAGTTTGCTTCTTCGGTTTCATTGCAAGGTGGTTATAAGGTCGTTATCCTCGATGAGGCTGATTACCTTAACCCACAGTCAACTCAGCCTGCGTTGCGTGGATTCATCGAAGAATTCTCAAACAATTGCCGGTTTATTTTGACATGCAACTTTAAAAACCGTATCATTGAGCCTTTGCACTCTCGTTGCAGTGTTTATGATTTTGCTATTCCTAATAGTGAAAAGCCATCGATCGCTGGTGGTATCTTTAAACGTGTGACTGGAGTGCTTGACCAAGAAAACATTGCTTATGATCAAAAGGTCGTGGCTGAAGTTGTCCAAAAGTATTTTCCTGACTTCCGTCGCATCCTAAATGAGTGTCAGCGTTACTCAGTGTCTGGTACTATTGACTCAGGCGTATTGGTTAACTTGGTTGATGACAGTGTCAAAGGTCTTATTTCCCACCTGCGTAACAAAGACTTTAAACAGATGCGCAAGTGGGTTGCTGATAATATGGACACCGAGCCTCATGCTATTTTCCGTAAGATCTATGACAGTATGAGTGACAACTTAAAACCTCAATCTATTCCTCAGATTGTTCTTATCCTGGCAGACTATCAGTACAAGAATGCATTTGTTGCTGATCATGAACTTAACGTGGTTGCTTGTATGACCGAGGTAATGGCTTCAGCAGAGTGGCAGTAATGTTGGCGTCTTTATTATCTTAAATGCAGTCGCAAACCATGGATTAGGACTTATTGGATTATGAACCCTTTTGATTATCTTAACGCTATCAACCAAACCAAAAAGAATATCATGGTTGATGACTTAACCGAGAAAGCTTACAGTGCCTATATGGTTAACCGTGGTCTTTCTTACTTTCCAGACACTGTTCTTCTTGCTAATGAGATGAACCGTTGTCATCATATAGACTCGAAGCTTCAATTTGATTTTCTTATAAATACTATCAGAAGCAAAAAGCGTTTTAGTAAATGGATCAAACCAGATACAATAGAAGCGTTAGACGCCATTAAAGAATACTATGGCTATAGCAATGAGAAGGCACGTCAAGTGCTTAAAGTATTAACAAATAATCAAATTGATGAATTGAAATTGAAGGTCTATAAAGGTGGAAAAACAAAATAACGAAGTAACGTGGACTCCCGCGATGATGCTGGAGATCTCGTTAAAAGAACCAGATGACTTCTTAAAGATTAGAGAAACACTTACCAGAATTGGTGTGGCGTCTCGAAAAGACAATAAGCTTTACCAGTCTTGTCATATCTTGCACAAGCAAGGTAGATACTTTATTGTTCACTTTAAAGAGTTATTCATGTTAGATGGGAAACCGTCGAATCTGATGGATAATGATATACAACGCCGAAATACGATTGCAACA